GTAAATTCTGATCTCTAAACCACTCGTTATATACTCTATTGTATGCCCTTAATGGCAACGCACTAGCCTGTCCAAAAACGCCGGGTAATCCTGTTGGGAGTCCGAAGTAATCAAATATAGTTCCTTCGTCTACCGTTTTTGTCATTGATCCTGTGCCTAAAACTGGCACTGTATAATCAATGCTATCGCCGGGGTTATCTTGTTCTCCGCAAAATTTTTCCCAGTTATCCCACAACAACCTGTTTGGGACACTGAAGAAAAATACATCCATAAATAAGTTATCCATGACTGGATATATAGGCGTCGCCATACGGCTAAACGCTGTTAGCTTTACTCTAAATGTGTCTCCGGGCAACGCCTCATCAACCAAAATAGGAATGAGATCGCCGCTATCAAAAGTAGTTTTGATAGTGTGCGACCGATTAAAACTCGATCGCGGGATCTGTACTGATGGAACTTCACTAAATGTGTGGTTGCTTGTGTGGGATGGTCTACGACTCATATTCCTCTACCTTTTGTGGTTTTTCTTCAATGAACTCAACTCCATTTCCAATGCTGCTTTTATCAGGGGTTGGTTCTCCGGTTTCGTCGTCGAAGTCAGCAATTTTAAATAATGTGTAATCCGACGGATGTTTGCCAAATTGGTGGTCTTCACTGTTTATACAGTCTCCAAATGTTCTAGTTGCCATTCCTATTTCCGGTAGTATGAATGGCGGTAAATATGCTTTTGCCTTTTCGTCATATACTGAAAACATGTGGTACTTCATTCGTTTAACCCTCTCTTTAATTTTGAAATCTTTGCGATTAGTACTTTTTCTTTCGTTTCCAATCGCTCTGGTGTGTTGTCTGCTTTTCTTTTCAGCGCTCGCTTTACTCGTCTTCTTCTTACCAACTCATATTTATCTTCTGACTCAGCTCGATATAGTTTCGAGTAGTATTTTGGTACCGGGACCTTTCGCCCATCTTCTGTGACGCATTCGTCATATGGGAAAATGTCGCCTTTATATTGCTCGTACCAAGTGGCGCCTATACCTGGTCGCCTCGACATTGTTGTGTATTCCGGTTTCACGTCGTACACAACTCCGTTTTCATCTACTTTTTTGTAATATTCCTCCTGTAATTCTCCGTTCATCTTTTTCATTACATAACGCGCTACATATGCCGCGCTTTGGCGAGTTACCTCGCCTATGGTCACGTGACCGTGACCCCAGATATCTCTTAGCTGTTCACTTTTATAGAGATATGTTCCTTGTTTAACGCTGTGTATTTCTTTGTCCTCGAAGTCGAGTCCAAACAACAGCGCGTGGTAATGTGGTCGCCCTAGAGCCTCCCGACCACCCACGAAGGGGTGGGGGAGGGGGGTTAAACCATCTTCCCCGAGTACCTTTCCGTACTCTCCACAGTGAAAGAATCGAATCTTCTTTCCTGTTGTTTTCCTGAGCCTCTTCATAAACTTTTGAAAGTCTTCAACGTTTATGCTTTTGTTCTCAGGTTCATTCGCATAGGTGAGCGTTATAAAACTGTTCTCACTATGCATCTGGGCCTCGTGTACACAACGAGTGGCCCATTCTTGGGATCGCCGTAAACGGCACCCAAGACACTGTCCACAAGGGACTTCCATGCTTTCGGTATTGGATTCGCCTTTTTTGAAGGTAAAACCGCCACCCAAGCGCTTATAGCCCTTGAGAGGGTAAAAGCACTGCATGGGTTAAAGTCGAATGCCACCGCGCATCAATCCCGCAGTGGTGCGGTTTTTTTTATGACGGCGTTGCGCCGTATTCTTAAATAGTCGCTTTGAGGATCTTTTGTTGACTTTGCGTCTGTATCGCATACGTGTAGGCTCCTATTTTCAAGGGACTACACATAATAAATATTATGGTTTTATCCCTTTGAGATAATTTTCAGCCCTACTCGGGCTGGTTATTTTTATATCTAACTGGACTCACTTTGTCCAGTTATCTATCTAACACCGACTGACTGGTGTCAGTCGGCACATTTGACATCAAGTAGGGTCAAATGTGCCGGCTTACGCCGGTGTTTCAGCAGCTTCGCTGCTTTCG